TCATGATCGATGACAGAGACTTAGACTTAAACCCGTGTACCTCATCACCCACAATACAACCAAACTGTTGAAACCAAGGTGAACCTAGTTTGTAGATTGATTGCCATGTAGATATGATAATAGTTCGGTAGCAGAATCGTTGTGTTTCAACATCCTTAGTCGGCCCAATCTTTATTTGGATTTTTTTCTTCAACTCTATTACTATACATAGTTTCATTGAGTTGCACAGATGAAGTTTTTTCTACATCAAAAGAATCAAATACTACCTCTCTTATTACAGGTGGTTCTGAAGGAGCAGACGCTCTAAAGAACTCAGAAATTTGTTCAGTTGTGATTGATTGCTTCTTATACACTTCTCCAGTGACAGGATTTTCCCATCCCTTTAAAGTGGGTACCGCATGTGGACACCAGTTAGGCGCTTTAATAGTCATAGTAACTCCTTATTCAGTAATAACTTTGTAAATTTCTTTCCAGTCTCGGACACGTGTTGCATGTCCTTTATAATTAGCGTTATGTTCATGAGCGACCAACAAACTTTCTAAACCCATATTAGATCCAACATCACAGTTCTCAGGTTTGTCTTCTATCCAGTAACATCCAGTATCACGATACTCTTCTAAAGCCTCATCTTTATCGGCACCAGTATCTAAGTAAACATATTTTTCAAATGGTGTTGGACCGAACAATTCTATTAGGTTTTTTGTTCTCAGATGTTGTGCGTATTGGTCATTACTCAAACTAGTTATCGCGTGAAACACATAACCATGTTCTTCATGAAGTTTTCTAACGTACTTCATAGCGTCTCTGAGAGGAGGCAATTTACGAATCACCGCACTCTCATTGAACATTCTAACTAATCTCTTACCTTCTTCTCTAGATATGTTATATCTTTGGTTAATACTATAAATCTTATCCGCATTCGAATCTAACTCATATCCATGACGATCCATCCACTGGGTGAATGCGTAGACCCAGTCTAACAATACGCCGTCACAGTCTACTAATATTACTTTGTCTTTCATTTATATCTCCATTCAATACAGGTATTATAACCTATTGAACTAGAAATGTCAAGTGTTTTTTTTTTATGGAACTAAAGTTCTTTCCCAAGGCATAACACTATACTTTTTTTCATACCAATGCCGAGTCATATCGATCTTCCAGTCTCCTCCGGTATAATGACAGAAATTAGCCTTCTCGAAAAACTCCTCTTCTGTATCGTAATGTGGGGAATCGTTCCATTCCTGACCCAAACACTCTAAGTCAAACTCATGTTTTCCAAGTTGTGCAGAGATATAGGGTTGATCATTCATAATTGACATATGAAAAGATGGTTGCGAGTAACACCAATCTTCCCAAGAATCGAACTCTTCTCTCGCACGAAGTCTAGCTTCCTTAGTCCATATAACTACTCCAGTATTGAGGATTGTCAACTTGGATGGTCTACTTGGAGGTAAAGTTGGGAGTATAGGGCAGTTATGCATATTAAATTTAGAACAGAAATCGTTATAAGTACTTTCTTTATAGTCCCAAGAATTATATCCGCCACCATTAGATGTCACTATATCCGATTCTAATACACCATAAACTTCAGCGTCAAGACAGCATTCATCAAATATGTTTTTTGTTGTGTTAACTACAATATCAGTATCAACAAATAGAACATTATCATATTTGTCAAACATAGGATCGTAAATTACTCGGAGACACTCGTAGAGAAGTGATGTCGAACAACCATGTCCTTCAGTGAATACTCTTTTATCAGAATAGTGATGGTCAGCGCAGATCAAATCTGCATATGCCTCGAAGGATTTTCTAGATATTGATGCACACTCCTGATAGAGTTCTGAACGGTTTCTTCCTTTGATGTCTCCACGTTGGTCGACAACATCACTTGTTATCATATATTGGAAGATTGCGTTCTTAGACATTCTCTAGTCTCACCATTAATCGTTCTGCACGATTAGTTACTTGTTTATGCCAACGAGAATCCCTACCTTCTACGGCAGCTCTTTCCCAGTCACCATCGAGTAGTGCGGCAGTCATATTCTTAAACTTACTGAGACGAGTTCTTCCCATATTGAACATCATATTAACCAAGATTTCTTGGACTTCGTCGGGGAAATCTCCATAAGTCCGCTCTTCGTATAGAGCTTCGCACTCGGAAATCGCGGTGTCCAGATCGGTCTCGAAACATTCCCAGACTCTCTCTTCAGAGATCTCTGTTCCAACATCCTGTCCATATTCTGGGTCACTGTCCTTGACCAAATGCCCCACACCAAAAGTAGGGTAGCCAAGATGGTCGAGATAAATTTCATACTTAACCCCTTCGTCTATTTTTAATGTTTTAAAAACATTTTCTCTGTTCATGTATATATTCCTATATTAAGTGTTGATTGTAGAATGCTTACCAGCACCTTTCTTGATATTTTTCAGATGATCATTCCATTCCGAACCGGCCAACTGACGAGCTGTGGTATGACCAGAGACGAGTTTAGGCGCAGATAATATAACCTGAGTTAGTTCTGGATTGTTTTCTTTAAATTCATCTAGGTCAGAAATCCGAAGAGTCTTTTCAAAGATCTCTCCGGTTTCTTTATTTTTAAAATTGTAAATTGCCATAATAAAATTCACTGGTCATAAAGTAGATCAATACGACAGGATACGCGAGATCTGATCCTGAAGAGATATGATCACCCCCTATTTAACAGTTAAAACCCTTTGTTGTAGTATAATAATTATCCATTGTCACATTCGAGTTACAATTATTATTGTATGTCGTTTGGGAGAGTGACATGGATGTTCTATGAATTGTTGCAGTTTTATTACTTACTTTAGTATTCGACATAGTAGATTCCTTATAGGTCGAGTGGGTTTAAGCTGCTACCTTGGGTTACTTACGGATCAAATCGGGGAATGCCTCCTGTACAAGTTTTTTAGTTAAGAATTTTATTGGCGATTTCTTTTCCACCATAGAAAGAACTAAATCAGCATCTTTAGGATGAATAGACTCTAATAGTTCTATAAATTTGTTTTCTCTTTTGTGGGCAGGGAGATCGGTGCCAGGCCCACCATTTACAAAAATACCAAACATCTTATGTCCTCTCAATAGAGTGGAGGGAACACTTCTTTCGTTATTTGGGGTGAATGGAGGTTTTCCTTCGGGTAAAAGAAACTCTAAAGAATCGTCAAAAGTTCCTCTTAAAACATCCTTCAATGCCTGAACATCAGAATATTTACTTAGAACCTCCAATCGAGATTTTTTATTTTTAGATTTACTGAACTCTTCAAGTATCTCAAAAACTTCAGGATTTCTGGTAGTATATGCCATAATTTAATTGCCTCTGTTAATATTATATATACTTTTTATTAGGTTTATCTTTTACTAATCTACGACATTCGTTAAATCTACGAATACTTGTCAAAACACCAAACAATTCATCATCAGCTTTCTGTGAAAAACTTAACCAAAATATAAGCATTATTCTTAGTATCCAAACGCCTACTTTTCCAGAAACCATTTTGGTACCTCTCGGTTAGACCATTTCGCAAAGTATCTTTTTTCTTCTCGATAGTACTTACGGTAACCTTCAGTAACATTATCATCCTTACAGTATTCAGGCATACATTGTGGCATAATAGTCTCAGATCCTACCTGATTAATATTCTTAGGGGCGAACCACAACTGACCAGATAGTTTATCATAAGTAGCGTGTATTCTTCCATAACGGTGCGTATATTCCTTAGCACAAGCTACGAAATGATTATACAACCATCGATAGTTCCTTTCGTTTTCTCTTGTCCAGATAGCGGATGGGTGGTTAACATGACAAGCTTTGTATAACAGTCTTTCTTGCGCATCTCCATTGAGTCTCCATCGTTTTATCCTACGGCCGCCCTTAGTTCTATCGGCATATTCTTCACCATCAATAACACGATGAGCGGTCGATAGTAACTGGGCATATTCAATGACCATTTTGACCACATGTTTGTCACACATCATTTGAGCTGATATAACAGGGTCATCATGTAATCTAAAAATATTCATTCGTAATCCCAAATACAAGAAACAATATCTTTAACAAATTCTAAAGGCAGGTCTAACTTACTAGAAATATCCTGTACCGAAACTGTTTGTTCATATAACTCTTGAACCTCAAAAACCACTGTACTCATTTTACTCATTTTACTTCTCCCAAGTTTTTTACTTTAAGTTCTTTCATCGTATCACTATCAAGAAAATGTCTGTCCATTAGATTAGGTCCAGTAGCAATACTGTAGTAATCAATATCTTCAGGGGTATGCACAAACATTATTTCACCAGAAAAGACACCACTAGGAGTGTTCCACCGAATCGTCTCACCAACTATACCGTACATTATGTCTTCCTCCTATATCCAAGAGTTTCCATTGCGAAGACAGGAGAACCTCCAACTTCGTATCCATAATCTTCATCGAAGAATTTGTTGTTGTGGTCAGAAAGATACATATACTCCTCAACATGAACATTTTTTACTAGGAAGTTAATCCATGTTTTCCAAGGTTTGTAACCATGTTTGAATCTCGCGACAAAAGCAGGCTTTAACTTACCATACCAGCTTGGGTGACAGTTAGGATGAACATCTTGCATCAACTTGGCACCTTCAAAATCACCTTTGTATGTTAAGTACATACCGTCCCATTGGAAATCTTCTTTAACAAAATAAGTCATAATAAACACACTCTCTCAATCATCAATACATAGGTATTATACAATATTTCACACACTTTGTCAACACATTTATTACTTATTTTCAAAATAATATTTAATATCTTTCTTGTTAAACTTGCGAAACTTTCGTCTACTCACACTCCAAGATTTTTTTGGAGCACTGAAGATTTTCACATCCTTTGTACCATAAGGAACATAACCCACAAGGTCCGTACCCTTAGTTATGTAGACGTGATTGGGAACTTTGTACTCGCCCCAGTCGGTCAACTCTTCTCGCCACAAATAGTGACAGGCTTCATCAAAAGTCATATTAAAACTCCACTCGGTCAAAGACAGCGACAGCACCATAGAAGTGACCGTCAATCAACTGGTCACACAGTTTAGAAAATCGTGAGTCAGATGTTGCGGCATAGTTACCACCGAACATTGTCCATTTACCTTTTTTTGATAGGGGAACGACTCTGAGACACTTACGACCACCGATAGGTTCTTCCATAATCAGTTCCGCAGCTGGGTAATCTGAACAAGGTTCGAAAGGACCCTCTGCATTGACTATAGTAAAACCCTTACTATATGAAGACTCACCACCAGCGGTGCAGTCAACATTATCTAAAAAACTGTTTCCATACGGAACTTGTTTGTACACACTAACATGAATTCCCATTACACATACCTCACATTATTTTTAAGAAACCATTTCTCGACTACGGGATTACCGCAATCATCCTCATCAACCGCAATATATGCTACGGTCTTCTTGACATTGGCATAACGATACTGTTGACCGATACCACCAACCCAAACTATATGGGGATAGTCTTTGTGGAAGTCCAAGAAACAGTGATTATTCTCACTGTAATGAAAGTAATTACCGAAGTCTTTCTCAGTAAACTCACCTAAAACATTTTCAACACTCGAAGGGGCAAAACTCATAATAAACACACTCTCTCAATCATCAATACATAGGTATTATACAACGCCCAACAAGGTTTGTCAAGCGTTTTCTTGAAATTAAATGAAGTTTTTTTTATGTGGAAAATGGCGGAGAGGGTGGGATTTGAACCCACGATACGCTATTAACGTATGCCAGTTTTCAAGACTGGTGCATTCAACCGCTCTGCCACCTCTCCGAAAATATTATGGTGGGGGGAGGTGGATTCGAACCACCGAAGCTTTCGCGTCAGATTTACAGTCTGATCCCTTTGGCCGCTCGGGAATCCCCCCCGATTAGATTAATCTTTGAACTTGTTATCGATCCAACATTTACCGTAGTACAAAATTCCCAACCAAACAGAGAAGAGTATTCCGTCTAGGTAACTGAGTGATTCCCAAACATTTATAGGGTCCATGATTTTTTCCTATATTGGCGGACTGGACGAGACTCGAACTCGCGACCTCCGGCGTGACAGGCCGGCATTCTAACCAACTGAACTACCAGTCCTAGTTAATGGCTCCGTCTGGTGGGCTCGAACCACCGACCCAGTGATTAACAGTCACTTGCTCTACCAACTGAGCTAAGACGGAATAAATTTGTCTGGTGACACAAAACTCTTCTTTGACCTTATACGTTGCACGTGCATAGTCTCCAAGCCTTCTGACTAACGGTACCAGTTACCGACCTACTTGGTGTCGTGTTTCTATTTAGGATGATTAATCCCATTCTCATCATAGGAGAAACAAATAACTACTAGTCCGCAATCATAGGACTCGTTTGGTGGAGGTATGCGGGATCGAACCGCAGACCTTCGCCGTGCAAGGGCGACGCTCTCCCAGCTGAGTTATA